TATTATTGTACCGATTAGCAATAGAAAGAATTACGCATTCAACAAGGCTCTATCAAACTACTTGTATATACACGCGCCAGATAAATATCCTTTATTTTATGAGGCAAACATTTATCAATAGGAACAAGTTCCTCCTCAGGCGTAAACAGTCACACACAGTTAAACTGAATCACAGCCACCTCCACTAAGGGTTTTGCTGCTCCGAACCGATGGCGATTGGTTAGAAGCCCCTATAGAGGTTTTACATAGATAGTCGGCCGTATTTTACAGCCTCCGACAGACGATATTCATCGTAAGTCAGGAATTTGGGTCGCTCGACGAAATCACGCGAAGCAGCATTGTATTTTGGCATCCAGTGGTCAAAAATTTCACGACCGTGGATAGAGAGCTCAAAACAAGAAGTCTCGAGGTTTTCACACGTCGAGGCTTCCTGATCAAGATCACCACGGATCCAATTAGTCATTTCAAGCACTGTTTCCATTGCCAAGGGAGCAACCCATTGTTTTTCCTCAGCATTAAACACAAACTTTCTTTTCAGATAGGCTACGCTTTCAATATCTCGGTACTTCACCAACTCACCAGACTTGGCTTCGTCAGTATAGGTCATTCCGAGAGTAGCGTATGCTTCGGCAATAGTAATTTGGTTGAATTGTTCACACACGACATCGGAAATATTGATAACATTATCGTCACCATATGAAACCATGGCAACATGAGTGTTGAACATTTTCATCGACTGCATTTCCGGTTGCCCTTCAAAGACTACCATCCAGCAATATCGCATACTTACGGAGTTGAAGATCGAATTCAAAATTGCTGTAATGGGACATCCAGAAGGCTGGGAATGAGTCCACATATATACACGATTTCCACAAACATGCACAGAATTAATGATCTCCTTCCACAAGACATGCCGAATCAAGGCATTCTCTTCACCGTCATTATAGAATTCATTCACAATGTCAAGAATACGATAAAGAAACGGAAGAAGAAGAGTTCCATCAAAGTTGGAAAAATCGCCAGCAATGACTTTCTTTCCTTTGGATGTGCATTTCTTGGCAGTTCTCGACCAATCATAAGAATACACATTCGTTCCAACAGAGATTTCATTGTTGATACGATTCCGCGCACAGTGGGCAGCAAAACCTAAGAAATATTTACGAAAAGTGAGAGTATAATCCATGGGTCCAGCGGAAAAGACGCGAGTCTTAACAGCTTCAATTTTGTCAAGAGGACGACGTTCATCCTTCAGGGTGTCAATCCAAAAGGTCGGATATCGTTCTCCAAGTTTGGCCATACGAATGCGTTCATTCATCACAAATTCTACATCAGGGGACAAAGAGTATTCATCCGAACCAAGCCATTTGGTCTTGCCAATGCCTTTGCGTTCAGAAATCCAAGGATAGCCTGCAGATGAACTCCGTTTTATGGGAGGAAGACAATCATCTCCTTCGACACCTGTCACAGCCTCAAGGTTAGTTAGAATACGGGAATCACTTTCCAAAATATTAGAGCACACAATTCGCTTCATATCATTTATGGCAGCGTCGAGGTAACGCTCATTCACAGCCGGAGGAATCTTGCCAGCCTTCTTCAAACCATTCATCATGGGATCGATCACAACCCCATTCCTAACTACTCGAGTTAGAACAGACGGGGCTGTAGTTGCTGGCACTATGGCTTCAAAACAACGCGAATGACGAAGCGCGGTTTTTGTCGCACTAGTCACAGTGACATGAGAAAGTCCAACAGTAACAAAATTGCCCTCTGGCTTCTTCAGTTCATCTAAACAAGCCTGTTCACTCAAATATGGATCTAAAACTAGACCCAATTGAGCTTCAAGGGGAAACTTCTTCATGGCACGTTCGATGTCTTTAATGGCCAGGGGAGACGAAACTCCAAGGCCAACGGATCCCGCAATGTGAATGCCAAGAATCTTCTTAGGCAAATGGGTTCCAATGCCAATCAGGATGGCACCACAATCACCATGAGTGGTCTCAAGAGAAGTATATTCATAACGGTCACGCACAGTATACTTTCTATTACCATCAAAATAATCGACAGCATTCACATCAAAGGCTTTCACACCACCATACTTCATCATAGCTCCATTTTCACATGGAAGGCACAACACAGCATTAGTATTCTTAAAAGACGTCATCGTGATGGAATCAGCAATGGAACCAGTAATGTCCGCATGGTCATGAAGGGCAGGAGGAAAGCAGACAAGCATCTGATCTTTCTCTTCTCCAACGACATTCTCCACAACGACAACTTTAATGCTGTCAATAGTGAAGACATGTCCGTCAGGAACATTCAAGTTGAAGATGCGCACATGACTAGCAGTTTTCAAATAAGGATACAAATGACCGACAGTCAATCCAACACGGCCTTTCAACATACAGAGTTTCATCTTCGCACCCCAAACACCAGCAACTTTCAATTGAAATTCATACAAATTGTTGAGCACTTTCTTTGAAACGCCGAAAGCATTGGGATCAAGCTGCAATTGGGCTTGCAGACGCGGGTTACAGAATTTGTACGTTACCAGACCAGCAACAGCACCGACTAGAAAAGCAGCTTTTTCAACGAGAACGGAAGAATCGAAAGATTTTTCTTCCTCAGGGTTCTCCGCTTCAGTGATAGTCTTCTTCGAATTGTGGGTGCGCGGGTCCGCACTTGCGCTGAGTTCAACGCATGCTTTCCGAGTGGTCAAAGTTTTAGGATCGGCACTCGCACTCAACTCCACAGTAGTCTTACGCGGAGTTTGAGTTTTGGGTTCAGCACTCGCACTCAATTCAACACCATTCATCAACGCTGAAACATCCTCCGTAGTCATGGGGGGAATCTTTGAGTTGCGTCTCAAATACGCTGGATGTTTAATAGTGTTTTTGCTATACATATACCACAAAATCGCCACAAATGGCAAAGCAGACAAAGCGAAGTGATACCATTTAGCTTCTTTCAAAACTTCAATGGACTTTTGCAACATGGACTGAGCCCCAGTTTTGAGCGATTGGCTTGCCTTATGGAGATGCAACTTCAATTGTTGAACGCGCCCATCTAGAAGAAGGGTTCGCTCCGCAATAAAATGACACACAAAGGCAAAACGTTCAAGAGGCTCCAGTTCAAGGAAAGACAAGGGATCAGACAAATCAGTTGAATCAATGGTCTTAGTGACCCACTCTACCACATCCTTACGGTAAACGGCAGAGTCGGCAAATTTCTTAAAGAGAGAAAAACCGTCCTTTGGTGAAATTTTCTGAGAGCGCACAGCCATAACATTATCTTTCATCCACATTCGAGTTTGAGCATCAAACATGGCGGCAATTTGTTCATATCCAAAATCGACAAGCATAGCATAGTCATAGATGGAAAAATCCAAGCAAGCTTCACTGCACGAGCGCATCTTTACAACACCTCCTTCTCCCAAAGTAGGAACAAAAAGTTGGGCCTGAAGGGGCTGTTCAGCACGCTCCTGAAGGAACGAGAACAGCTTAGAAGACCGTTCAAAGCGCACACGATACAAATCACACGCTTTCTTACAAAACTGGTCATAAGACATTGGATCATTACGCAGGTGATGACCGGTTTGAGGATCACACAGATGTACATTATAGACTTCCATCGAATGATGCACACCCAAAATATCAAATACTTTGGTAGGGTCCAAACGCCAAGTGTGAGCATCATTATCATATTTGGCAAAACGCTGCTTTACAGAAATTTCAACCGACAAATCAACACGCCTACGAACGGCATCGGGCCAAGACAAAGACTCGGGCCGAAAAACGGACACATTTGAAGTGAGGAGTACAACACGAGATTTGAAATAAGTTTTAGATTTATCCTCCAAAGTTGCCATGTGAAGGGGATACGGGGCAAGATTGCCAGTACGAATAAGCTCCATAAACTCCAAATTGGGATTAGCTTGGCTATCCTTCATCTGGCCAAAATCGTCATATATACACACGCGTTGGCCACGATAACCATCCCAGAACTCTTGTTCAATGTTACGATTATAAATTTGTTGAGTAAAATCATTATTGGGAATACCATCAATCTTGAGAAGATCAATGGCAAGAGGAAACATCATTCCGGATTTACCGACACCAGACTTACCATGAATTTGAATAACAATGGGTTCTATGCGCGGACCACCACGGAAAGCACCAGAAGACTGGGCTCTATCGTAGCAGGCCTGTAGCACACGGAAGTGAGTTTGAAAGCCAGCAGCAATATTTTTGTCGAATTTAAATTCACCAATCATGGCAGAAAATCTTAAGCCTTGCGAATAAAGAGTTTCCACATGGGCACACTTTTCAGAATCCATAGCGATTTGATCAGGAGTCTGAAGGGAAACGAGAGCTTGAACATCCAGATACCATTGG